TGCTAATAGGTTTTTTGCTTTATCTGTTATCATAAATCTTCCTCCAACAATACAGTGTGATTGATTTGCCCCCCGAATCCTAAGACAGTAGCGTTAGTATTTAATACATTCTCAAATCCAATAGTAGTTCCGGTAGTTGTTCTTTTACGAAGGGTCAATTGCATTTCTTTTATTTTTAAATTACTAAAGAAATCAAAAGCATTTTCATTTTCTGCAAAAGTTTTCTTTCTATTATAAGATTTAATTTTTTGATTTTGTAAAAGTAATTCAGCAAAGGTATCGTCTAAACCTATGTAGTATTTGCCTAATTTTAATTTAATTATACCAGTAGTTTGATGAATGGTTTCCAAAACTATATATTGATTCATTTCAATATTTCCTGCTTTTATTTCACAATTAACTACATCACCCACATGAATATTTTTAACTGCATCAATAGGTAAATTTATTTCTAAATTGCTTTTAGGATTGCTATGTAACCTTAATAATTGGTATGCTTTTTTATCAACATCTGCTTGAGTAGTTAATTCCTCTAAAAATACTTCTAAAGTTTTTCTTCCTTTTTCTTTAATACTTTTAATATCTTTTCTAGTGGATTTTTTACCTGAACCATAAACAGTAACTTCATTATAAAAATCAAATTGACTATTAACTTGCTTAAACTCTAATATATTTTCATCTGTAAAGGTAAATTTAACTACTTTGTTTGATGTATTTACTACATCTAAAATGCCTGCATTATCAACTATTTTTTTGTCTTTTAGAGATAATAAATAATTAATAACCGCAAAGGTTGAACCTCCTTGAAAATCAGGAGAAGCATAAAGTGGATATGATTCTTTGGTTAAAGAATAATCAACTCCATTTTCTTCTAAAAATTCTTCAATTAAATCTTCAGACTCTTTTACTATATTTAAAGTGCTTCCTATCATCGCTCTTTTATCATCTATTGTTACATCACCGGCAACAGTTAAGTCAAATGTTTCAGAAACCGAAAGGACTCCTTTCATTTTTTTGCTAATCTTTCCAAATTCACATTGAATGCTAAAGGTATTTGTATTATCGGTAGCCAAAGAAGTAACTACATTGGTATTGCCATCAGAAATGCACACTTCTTTATTAATATTCCCTATGGCATTATTTAATTCAGTATAAGTTTTAAGAACAGTATTATCTGAACCGCCTAAATTATCCACATCAACTACTACATACATTGATTGTATTCCCTCTAAAGAAAGAGAACTATCATTTTCTTGGAAAGCGTTTCCTTTACTAATATCATAATCATTAAAATTACTATACATTTTATCTGAATCTGATTGTTTTGTATATTTAGCACTTAATTCATTTAATGTAATATTTTTAGGTGATTTAGGCCAAAAAGCGACAGGGTTAGGTTGCATAATTTTATAATGAGTATTAGTATCGAATGCTTTATCTAAAGTTAATATACAGGCATCTGTATTAATATTACTCATGCTAGTTTTAGTATCATATTCATGAGAAACAACATATATTATATCATTGGCAGTTAAATTGTGAGTTGAGAAGTGACTTAAAGTTGATGCTACCGGATTAAAAGCAGTTCCGCTTTCATAATTACCATCACAAGGAACTAAATAACAGCCTGTTAAATCAACCATCTCTAAAAACTTATATTCACTATCTAATTGAATTGAATATTCTTTGTAAGTTTTATTGTTGTTTGCTTTCCTATCAGTAGGTGTATTAAAATCACCACTGTATAATCCTGCCGTAATGCCAATAACTGCCCCATCTAAAGGGTTACTGTTGGTATTAGTAGTGCTTTTTATACTACCCGCATGATTAGCATAGTCCTTAGAATCAATACTAAATATAGGATAAGTGTAAGTAAAATTATTATCTCCTACAACGCTTCCCCAAACAAGGTGATGTAGCCTTGCAGATGTTCCGGCAGTTAAAAAACCAGAACTGCCGCTAACTGTATAGCCCTGCAAAAAAGTAATTTTAAGTTTCATTAAACTTGTTTCTGGAATAGAACTGTTTTCTCTCGCTAAATTAAATTTATCCCACCACTTAAATATTGCATTATTATGATATGTTTTTGGGCTTCTTTTAACAGTAAAAACAACAGAACCTGTGCCACCAGAACCACCAGCGGCTACATTAAGAGTTACAGTGTTTGAAGTTGGCGTTGCAGTAATAAAATGGTAAGCACTATCAGTTCCAGAAAGACCTAAAGAAGCGTTAGGCTGAACTAAATCTCCATACTTAAATACAGAAGAGTCGGCAACGGTTAAAGTTGTAGTGCCATTAGAAGTGCAAGTTTGAGTTATGTGAGTAATAATAGGATTATGGGTTGCATAATTATTTCCACCTGATTCAAAAGCAACAGGAAGTATTATGTTCTTTTTCCCATTACCATAGCCGGTTATGCCTGTGGCATTAGTAATAAGAATACTATCAACTGTTCCGGCTAAATTATTACCAGAATATTGTTTATACCAATCAGTTGAAGATTCGGCACTAAATCCTCCTAAAACACTATTAAAAACTAAATATCTAGACAAATTTATTTTATTACCCATTAGTCTTTCTATCCATAAATATCCTCCTTTTTGGAATCCGGTAAGATTTGCAGTTAAACCACTTTCACCGTTAGGTATTCTAAAAACTGTTCCTGTTGGATATTCTGCCACATTACTTACTAATTTAGTTTTAACTGCGGTGGAACTATCAATAGTTACATCATTACCGTTTATGCTGCTTACTTCACCAAAAATTCTTGATAATTGTCCACCTGCTGTTGCATCAACTAAATAATCTCCTACATCTAAATCAGCATCAGCAAAAGTAGCCACATCACCAGACCAACTGTTAATTATTAAATTCCCTCCACTCTTTTTACCTTCTAAATTATAACTATAATTATCTTCATTAGAGTAAACTGTTTTTTCCGTATCTGGTTCTTTTTCAGGATTGATAGGATTCCACATAAAATCCCAAACACATTCAGTTAATCTCATTAACCCAAATCTAGTCAAATCAGATAAAGTTTTACTTGATTCAATAATAGCATTAGATTTGTAAGATTTATCTATTAGAGTTCTTCTTAAAGTATTGCCAACGATTGATTCTTTTTCTTCTCCTGTAGTATCAGTTTTAGGTTCTCCCATTGTTAATAGATTATAGTCTGTTATATTTCTTGTTACTGTATTCATTAAACTGTCTTTTCTAGTAGAAGAATAAATGTGTCTATCAGAATTAACAAACAAAAATAGTCTGCTTGCAGTAGGGTCTATGTGATAAAAAGTGCTTTTAGAGTATGGGAGGTGATTAATCAATGAAGTGCCGCTTCGTGAATGATAAGGAAATACAAAATTGATTCCTATAGTTTCAGATGCAGCATTAGGGTATCTTTTTCTATCATAATAATTAGAACCTGTTATTGGAATAATACCACACTGTTCGTGCGGCCAACCATTATTGGTGCTAGTTCCTGTTTTATTAACAGAAGTAACATCAAGCCCTTTATAGGCAGTAGCATAATAATTAAATTCTAATTCACGAATATAAAATGGTCTAGTTGTTTCTGATTGGCCTACCGTAGTGCTACCAGTAACTTGATTTTCTTCGTGAGAAATAAATGTTGGGCCTATTTCTCCTTTTTCTAAACTTATTACTCTAAAAATAGAAGAACCAAAAGTGGCTTGATAAGTAAATTCATTAGCGTTATTAAAGTTTGAATAATTAAGATGACGATTATTCGGCCCTAATAAAGAAATTATTTTTCCTCCATGTAGGTGTTCTCCATTAGTAAGCAATAAGTCATGTTGTTTTTTATCATTTATATTATTTATATCATAAACAAACAATTCTTTAGCACTAACTTTAGAACCCAAAATAGGTTTTTCAACTTCAATAGCAAAATTTGAACCATTCACATTAACACCATATAAACTTCGGCCAATAAACACCCCATTTTCATTATAAATAGCATCTCCCGCTTTAAGAGCGTATAATGCAGTTTTTTCATCATTAGTTGGATTTGAAATAGTAATTTTTCTTGTAGCAAAATTATTAGAACTGGTTGCTGAACCGCTTCCTAAACCCGTAGCAGTTCCAGCATCTCTATTATTAGCAAAATTGGGTTGGCTTCTTCCTAAAGTAATAGGAACATACGGTGCTAATTTAACAGTGGTATTATCTCCTTGTTTAACAGAAAGAATAGTAAAATCTAAAAGTGTATTTATAGTATCATTACCGAAATCTGCTATGGATGCTGAAAACATAGAGTCAGTTAATATATTTTCTATTTTATTTATATCATATCCTATGGCATTAGCATCACTATTACCGCTTGTTCCTGCTAATATGTCACCTTCAGCCCCCGTTTCAAAATCTAT